GAAGGACAACATCCTATTGTCTTGGGTCGTATCCCAGGCTATAACTCGCAGGCTCCTGCTGGAACGGATACTAACGGAACTGAAGTTGCTGAATATACTGTAAGCGCTGATATGTTTGGTAAGTTTCCTTTACATCCTGCTATGGGCGGTGAAGGTGTTGATGAAATAGAAAGTATTGTTGCGAGTGCGACTCCTACAAGAACAAATGACGATGATTTATTAGATGCTTTTAATCGTAAGCATACAGAAGAGTTAGGAGAGATACCAGAAAGAGATCTTGACAATCGTGTATTATCATCTGTAGACGATCAACAATATATGTTAATGACTGAAGAAGGTTGTTTACAAATTGTACATCATACAGGTTCTATTATACAATTTAATGATAATGGTGATATATTAATTAAGACGACTGGCACGAAAGGTATTCAACAAATGGTCGGCGGTGGTGTTGTTGAAGACGCTGGCGGCGATGTGAATAAAATGGTTGGTCAAGACTATACATTAAAAGTTGACATGAATGGTAAAATGCACTTTGGTGGTGATCTCGATATTGAATGTGAAAACTTTACATTAACTTCTCGTGGCGAAACAACAATCAATTCAGGCGCCAAGATGATATTAAATACTCATGCGGATATGCAACAACATTCTGCTAACGATTTTAATATTGTTTCTGAAAGTAAATTAAAAGTACAATCTGTTGATCTCACAACGATACAAGCAGACAATAATGGCATTTACTTATATGCTACAGGTGGTAATAATAACATAGATATAACATCAGGATCGCTTCGTATTGCTACAGAGATTAAACCGAATCCAGAAGTCGAAGGTATTACTGATGCCGATACACATCATTTAGGACAAATCGATATACAAAGCGCAAACAATATTCGTATTGAATCTAAAGGAACCCCTGCAGATACACCGCCTGAGAGTGCAGAGATTGAGGACTCAGAAGGTTATATCGATATTAAGTCATCTGCAGGTATGCGTTTAGAAACAACGGGTGGAGATCTTACAGCGAAGTCATCTGCTGATACTTATATTACAACAACAACGAATTTAGGTTTAACAACGGGTGGATTGACAGATATAGCGTCTACAGATAAGGTTGCTATAGGATCAGCAGGTGTTACACATATTCGTGGCACAACAACTTATATTGATGATGTTGTTCGTATGGCAGAAGCTGGTGCTGATTCTAAAGGTGATATTGAGGGTAGAGTTGAAGAACATTTACCCGCTAGTTCGTTATTAGCAGAAATCGCAAGCACAACACGAACTATAGATGCATCAGGCGAAGATGATAAGAAACAATTAATTAAAGCATTGGGTGTGAATAAGGAAGCATTTAAAGAAGGTAATCTTATATTACACGGTGCTGCACCTACTCCACCATCATCACAAGGTGAAGAAAAAGGTTATAAGCAAAAGGATCAGGTGGGTACAATACCAAGTCCTGGTAATACGAATAACGCCTTATCAACGGAGACAATAGAAGATGACTAATATATGTCCTACACAATTCGCTTTAGCTGTTAAGGAAGCAGGTGAACCATTTGCTGATGTATTGACAGATGATGAACTTCTGAATCTCGCTGATCCCACAAAGACATTAGATTCCGATGCATTGAGTTCTGTAACCGAAGCATTAAATAAGAAAACAGGATTACAACGAGTCATGAAACCGCCCGCTACCGTAACGGGTTCTGATTTTATTAAAAAGTATCCGAAATTAAATGAGCGTTTAGAAGTAGGACCTATATCAACTGCCGAAGTTGCTATATTCGCAACGGAAACAGGGGCAGCATTAGACGGGGGATCGCCAGGTCAAGTATCATTAGATATGTCTGATTGGACACCCGGTGCTCAAATACCTGCAAATGTAGATACCGCATTAACATTAATGTCTGACTTCTTTGATGAGAATATAGGAGCATCATTATCTTCAGGACAATGTGCTGCATTCGCATTGAAGGTTGGTGTAATAGGGGGTCTATTACAATCATTAAAAGCAAAGGCAGATTCATTAGGCGATATTCCAGGGTTTAATTTGCCGGGTATACCATCTATAGATGAAATTTTAGAGCAGTTAAAGAGCAAATTAGCACTAGAAGGTATTAAGAAATCATTAGAAGATACTATTGATAAGGTGCTTGACAAGGTTAAAAAGCAAGGGAGTTCGATTCTTGCGGGATTAGATAACATAGATCAATCAGTAAAAGATGCAGCAAATGCCATTAACGCCTTTACATCCGATAAGAATAAAGACGGAATGATGGATGGTGTAGAGAAAATGATTGCTAATTTATCGTCTGGATTTGAGAAACTAGACGCAAAAGCATTGGGATTATTGATGTTTCGCTTATGTCAAGTGAGTGAAGCTATACAATCTTCAAGCGAAAAGCCGTTAGAAAAACTCATAGCTACGGCATCTGCAGCAGATCAAACCAGGCAAGCCGCTAAAAGTATGAGTGCTAAAGCAGGTCAAAGTGCTGTAGATAGTGGTGCGACTCGTATGGATCCCGCTGATGTGAACACGAAACGAGAAGATATTCGTGACACAAAACGAACTTTAAGTAGTAATGTGTGGGATATGGTTGAAGCATATAAGCAAACATATGGTGAAAATAATGATGGTATAGGTATGTCGAATGATCTTACACTGCATGATGTAATGGAACTTAACCTTATGAAGTCATATCCGAAGGTGAAAAAGGCAAGACATTTACCGAAAAGTGAACGAGCATGGGTAAAAGCATTACAAACTGATACGAGTATTACGGGTGGAATAGGTCCTATTAAGTTTCAAGGTGCTTATAGTAATACTGATGGTAAAGGAGTATTAACACATGTTGATAAAGCGGGTCGTGATACTGGGTCGCCAGGACCGGGTTGGACAAATGTGCATGAATCATTATGGGTACAATTAATAGATATGGCACGACAATTAGGTACCGATATTACAGTGACTCATGCTTGGAAGTACGAAACAAGGAATAAACTTCAAAAGAAAGGATATGCTGTAAAAATAGTGTATGATGATAATTTAGAAAATGCATTGGCATATACTATAGCGGCGTCTCGTGCGGGGGTTAAAGAGATAATAACCGACACGAATGAAATGGTATTATATAAGGCACCTCGTGATTGGGTATTAGGTAAAGGGTTTTGGCAGAGATTAGATAATGTGACGAATACTACCTTACCTAATTCTCAAGCAAGGATTGATGGATTAAACACACTATCTAGTTTTGCTGTTAAGGGTGCATTGAGATGGCATAAGATGGATAACTGGCAATATTATGTTGCTCCAGCTGTTGGGGCATCTGCACCACCTACTGCAACTTAACATAAATAATATATAAACCCAGGAATAAGTACATGGCATTTACACCTAATAAAATACCAAAGATATTAGCATCAGATTTCTTTAAGGATCTGACGATTATTCCTGGTAAAGAAGATATTAGTCGTAAATTAAATGAGAATGCGATTAAAGAAAGTATTAAGAATATTGTATTAACGAATAAAGGAGAGCGTCCATTCCAACCACAATTTGGATGTGATCTAGATAAGTTACTATTTGAAAGCGCTACACCACAAACATTCGACTTAATTAAATCAGTTGTTACAGATGCAATCGAAACATATGAACCAAGATGCGATTTAATGAGTGTTGATGTATTGGGGGATATTGATAGTAACCAAGTATATGTAACAATTATGTTTCGTATAATAAATACAGATAACCCAGTATCATTCAATATACTGTTAGATAGGACACGATAATAAATGGCAAAGATAGCACCATACACTAATCTTGACTTTGATCAAATCAAAGATAATCTTATTAGTCATCTAAGCAATCAAGATGAGTTTAAGGGTTATGATTTTGCGGGTACCAATATGAATGTATTGGTTGACATTATGGCATATAATGCTTATCATAATATGCAATACTATAATATGACACTAGGGGAAACATTCCTTGATAGTGCTGTATTAAAGAACAGTATTATATCCCATGCAAAAGAATTAAACTACTTACCTCGTAGTAAGAGAAGTGCGGGTGCATTATTAGATATTGTTATTACATCAAGTCAAGCTTCAAACACATTTGTTATACCTCGTGGGACTCCCTTCTTAGGTAGATGTGGTAATGTGTCATACGGTTTCTTAACAACCAAAGCACATATTGCGACAAGAATCGGAAATTCAAATACATTCGGTATTAATGATATAGCGGTATTTGAAGGTCGTAATATAGTAGAAGTATTGACCTATGATGACACACTATTAAGTAATTCATCTATAGATACTCGTTCTATTCGTGTATTTGTAAATGGTGAAGAGTTTGTTTATAAAACAGGTATCTTCGGAGTATCGAATAATGATAAAGTGTTCTATCTACAACCAGAATTAAATGATAAGTATTCGATACAATTTGGACAAACTTTATTTGGATATCAACCAACCGCTACAGATGAAATAGAAGTTACCTATCGTGTAACCAGTGGGACTCAAGCCAATGGCGTGAAGTCGTTTAGTGTCAATTCTTTGCCCGGTGCATCGAGTGTTGTTGTGACTCCTCTAGGGTCGTCTGTAGGCGGCGCAGATGCTGAATCAGTGGAATCCGTGAAATCGTTTGCGCCTAAAGCGTTTCAAGTTCAGGATCGTGCTGTAACTGCTAGTGATTACGAAGTATTGCTCAAGATGCAATTTCCCGAGATCGAAAGTATATCAGTATTCGGTGGCGATGAAGCAACGCCTCCACAATTTGGTCGTGTGATTGTTGCGGTTGATGTACAAGGTCGTGATGGTGCAGCTGCAACTGAATTAGCATTATATAAAGATTATATTAAAACGAAAAGTCCTTTAACTATCGAACCTGTTTTCCAACAAGCAGATTTCATATATGGGAAGACAAATATTAATGTAACATATACAAGAAATAACTCTTTGTCAACCCCCGCTGCCTTAGAAGCACTCGTTCGAGATGCATTGACTACATATTCAGAGGATAATTTAAATAAGTTTGGAGCGACTTTAAGTTTGTCTGATCTGAGTTATGCATTGTCATTGGCCGATGATTCAGTTTCATCAGTATCAGTTATAACAGATCCGATGATTGATTATAAACCTGCCTTGAATGTTGCAACAAGTCCTGTATTTAATTTCAATACGCAATTATTGAAACCATATCCATATAACGAAACAAGCGGATTACTTGATTATAAGCCCGCAGTATCATCTACAAGATTCACAATTAATAATACGCTAGTCGAATTGCAAGATGATGGTAATGGCGTAGTACAAGCAATTGTTGCAAATGATCCATTGCGTTCAGTGTTCCGTAAGAGTTTGGGTACAGTAGATTATACAACAGGTCAAATCATATTAAAAGATTTCAATGTTTCTTCATTTGAGGGAATAGCAATTCAGATCAGTGTTAAGTCAGGCATTGCTGATTTCACGGCACCTAAAGATCGAATCTTTAGAATACGACAAAGTGACACTAGCTTCACCTCAAGGGCAGTATAATGGAATACAGACCATCTTCAATTTCGAGTCATATACCAGATCAATTTCCAAAGATCTATCGTGAGGATGGTCCCGACTTTATTGCATTTGTGCAATCGTATTATGAGTTTCTTGATGAATCAAATGCTAGAAACTTTAGTGCGTTAGGGGATATTGATAATACTATTGATGACTTTTTAAAGTATTATAAGAAAAAGTATTTGCACGGATTACCGTTTCCTGAAGGATCATTGCAAGACATACCTTTCCTTGTAAAGAATATTGCTGATCTATATCGCAGTAAGGGTACACGAGAAGCACTTGAATTAATGTTCATGATGTTTTATAAAGAGGAAATTGAAACTTATTATCCGGCGTCCTCTATTTTATCGTTGTCTGATTCGAAATGGGCATTCGCAACATACTTAGAATTTAAACCCGTAACATCAACTACCGACTTCCCTGTTAAGAAAGGTGATGTGATTGAAGGGGATACATCAAAGGCAACTGCGTTTGTTGATCAAGTTGTATTCTATAACATTGATGGCGTTCAACTTCCAGTAGGTTATATATCAAATGTATATGGCGATTTTATAAATGATGATTCTTTGAAAGTAACCAGAAACGGTGTTGAGTCATTTCCTGGTAGAATGATATATGGGTCAATTGCAAAACCCGAAGTGTTAGAGACGGATGTTACTGCAAATAATAAACCCGGCGACAAAGTAAAACTCGTATCTGATAAAGATGGCGTAGGTGCTGAAGCAGTCGTTCGAAGGGTATCAGATATTCCTACGGGAACAATTGAGTTTATTTTAGAGAACGGTGGTTGGGGGTATGATACAACTTTACCGTTATCAAATCAAACATATGCAGATGCGACCGATAATCAGATACTTTTGTCAACACAAGTTTTAGTATTACAAAGTGGAACAGCGCCCTTAGAGAATGTGTATCCCGGAGACATTATAAGTGCGGAAAATGATGATGGGACTCTGAACTTTGTTGGACAAATATTTGCGTTACAAGAAGATGGCGTCTCAATGGGACTGCCCTTGACTGGCCATAAATTATACGGCAGATCAACTGTTATAAAATATGAACACCCTCTATTATTTGTTTCTTCTTATGACGATGCTGATACCGAGTATTTAAATCCTCAGGGTATTAGTAATGTGTCTCCTTTTCAAGATGGCGCTTTTCATCAAAGATCTGACGATGATCTAACTGAAGTTATAATTGATTTTCCGCAGGACCATATTGCAATGTTAAAACACATACCTTTTGCTGATTATGATGGCCTTGGTGGTTCTAATAATGGTGGTTCGAGTATATTCATTGAACAATTATCGGAGTTTAATGATTCCTCATCATTCGAACCTGAAACATTTGATAATAAAGAAACGGTCACATTCTTCACAGACATCATTGGCAATTTTGCAAACAAACAATTGTCGCCAAGTCTGATCAGTGATGAGGCGGATATTCAACCTAATGTTCAGTATCAATTCGTTACTGTAGCGAGCGGTTTCGATTATAGTCAACCTTTGTTCAATTTGAATAATCCGCAAGAAGGACAAACATTCACTATCAGTCAATCGACATACGATCAATATTATGCCACAACAAATTGGTCCGGTTTTGGCGGATCATTGCTAGATAGAACAGCGGCCAATTATGGGATGTCGGGACAATTCTATACTGATAGCACAACACGATTAGCAGATGCACTAGGTGCAAAAGATGCTAACCTTGGAACAATAAAAACTATTAAGATTACTAACGGTGGTTCTGGGTTCACCAATAATGTTGCTGCATTTGTGCGAAATGTCGATATGGCAAAATTTGGATACGGAACAATGTCAATTAGGTTTGATAAATCAAACTTCGGGATTCAAATAGGGCAAACGATAGAGCAAAACATTCAAGTCCCAAATCTTGCAAGGGACAATCAAGGGAGGTTTACGAATCTAGGTGAAACAATTCCTTACACAGCAAAAGCAAAATTAATTCGTAAAAGCGAACTTAAAGATGAGTTTGTGTTTCAACAATTATCTTTCTACCCGTTAGATGCAACAGGAAGTCCTGTTTCATTTTTCGGTAACAGTTTAACTATTGAAAGGATAACAAGATTAGGTGATGATGCAGTGTTAGGTGAGAACGCCTCTATTCAAGGTAAAGCGAGTTACTTAGCAGGACAAATCACAGATATTGAAGTGACTAAATCAGGATTCAGATACCAACCAGGTGAAAAGGTTAGAATGATAAACATTGATGAGGATAACACTGATAAGTATAACTTATGGGTGGGATCAGCAAATGTGAATGTCACGCAGTCAGGAAAAACTGAAGGTAAGTGGATAACAACAACATCACATATATCTGATCGCAATAGATTCATACATGACAATGATTATTATCAAGAGTATTCATATGATGTTTCTACAATCTTAGATCCAACTGTTTACGAATCTTCTTTAAAAGATACTGTTCATGTTGCTGGTACAAAGTTTTTTGGCACACCTTTAGTTTCAAGTACGAATAATGTAGCACCTGGCATTGATTCAAATATCGTTAAGTTGAACAGACAACAAGAACTTATGATTACTGAAACTACAGAGCAAATTTTTGAATTAGAAAGCGATTCAAGTGCCAACTATTCATTACAGCATGAACGCCTTTATGCTGGTGAGCTCACCGCAGGCGAACCTTATATTATTACTACCCGAGGGTCGGGCAATCTTCAACCAGCATGGAATAGTGTTGCCGGCACGACTAGCGATACATATTCTATAGGTTCTAGATTTGTTGCGGTAAATGATGGGTCCGGCATGCCGAATGACGGTAGCGTTATACCTGCACGATTTAATGTTGAGTTAGAAAATACACCAATAACATATGTTGAATTTGATTCATAGCGTATAAATAAAACAAACACTTAGGAAAATTTTTAAATGGCAAAGGTCGTAACAGAAAGTTTTAGAATAGAATCAACGAATGAGTTTGTGAACTCATTTGGTTTAGACGCAGGAAATGAATATTATATAATGGGATCCTCGATTGACAAACAGGATGAAATTTCTAATACTCAGTCGTCTATACGAGAATTTCAGCGTAGAGTTATTTTTGGGAACAAATTAACTCCAACGAATGTGAGGTTTATGTTTAACATAAATCCGTGGACATCTGGAACAGTATATGATTCGTTTGATGACACTCAAGATATGAGCACTAAAAACTTTTATGTTACAGTTCTTGATGGACCCATTAACGAAACATCTTATAAAGTTTTCAAATGTATTCGTAACAATAACCGATCACCTTCTATAAGCATTCCTTCGACTGCATTAGAAGAAAATATTTACGAGACAACAGAAGAAGATGGGTATGTTTGGCAATTTTTGTTTGCTGTTCCTCCTGCTGATTATATTCAATTTGCGACATCAGCTTACTTACCCTATGTTGAAAATCAATTTGTAAAAGAGAATGCAAAGCAAGGTATAGGTGACATCGTAATAGAAACAGTTCCTGCGGGTCATTTTAGCGGATTTATTATCGGGTCATCCACATCGCCATCTGGTGCTGTATTAAATTCAGCAACTAGATTGAATGAAACAACATATCAAGTTGAGATTATTTGTGAACAGGAAACGAAAGCGACTTCTGGTTCTTATGCGAACATGATATTCCGTATACCAGGAGAGGGTGGAGCAGACGGAAATGTTTATGAGATTATTGATAGTTACGCTTCAAATGATGTGACACAAACAAAGAGAGTTAATCTGTACATTAAAACTCCATCTTTCGACCAAACTAGGATTAACAGCGCTGTTGAAATCGTGCCAAAAATTAACATTACTTCACCTGATGATGTGAATGGTACACAAGCTGTTGCATACGGCGTTATTAATAGCGAAGGAACTTTGACAGCAGTAAACTTTAAAGATAAGGGGTCTGGATACAATTTTGCAACAGCAACACTACAAGAACCCGGAAAGAGTGTGCCTACAACTGTTGAGAACTCTAAACTTAGAGTAATTCACACTCCTACAGGTGGGCATGGGTCAAATCCTGTACATGAGTTGTTTATGAGTCGTGTCGAAACTGTAACTAATTTCATTAGCGATGTGACAACAAATACGCCATCAACAAATACTTACACAAAGGTCGGCCTTGTCAAAAATCCGCAGTTCGAAAAGAACCCTACTGCAGCGCTAACAACAGGCGCCACATACAAAATTACAAACATAGGTGGGAATGATGATCAACCTGTGTGGAACACAATCGCAGGTACACAAGATGTTGTTTATTCTGTTGGAGACATATTTGTATGTCAGTCAATACAAACAACAGATGGCGGTGAAGCTATGACATTGCCATCAACATTCGATAACAGGGTTACACTGACTGTGTTGAATAGTCTCTTAACACCTGCACAGGCACAACAGGGTTTTTATGTTGAGCAAACGCATGAAAACGGACAGGTTGCTTCAGGCATCATACACGAGGTTCAACTACTAGATTTTGATTTCGATGGGACTGATGATTCGACACGAATACACTTAGTAGACACTTCAGGTGATTTCAGTGTAAATTTTAACAGCAATATAAATATTACGATCAAAGAGGATAAAGATTCAACAAGTACAACTTTAGCTGATTTTAATATCGATTCAGTTGACTTAGAGATCTATCAACCATATTCAGGTGAATTGTTACACTTTGTAGATTTTGATCCGATCACAAGAACAGATTCATCAAAAGAAAAAATAAAACTTATTTTCGACTTCTAAGGGAAGAGTAAATTAAATGGGCATTAATACAAATCTAAATACTGCACCGTATCATGACGATTTCAATGAAACAAAACAATATGTAAGAGTGTTGTTTAAGCCAGCACGGGCGGTACAAGCACGAGAGTTGACTCAACTGCAAACAATCCTTCAAAATCAAATTGAAAGATTTGGTAACAATGTATACCAAAACGGTACGATCATTGAAGGTGTGAACCCGACTGTCGATAAAGAAATACATTTCGTCAAGATCAATGACCAGTCGACCGTACCCGACTTAACAATCTATGCATCTACTAATGAAAATTCATTTTTTATTACTGGTCAAACTTCAGGACTAAAAGCAAAAATTGTTGCAGGGGCAAACGGGTTCCAAACTGACGCTCCTAATCTAAAAACATTCTTTATCAAATACCTTGTATCCAGTACACCTGATATTAATACTGGTATCGAATATAAGCAATTTGTAGGCGGAGAGTTGTTGACTCTCTCACAACAATCTGTTGTAAACGGAGAGTTGGTTGAAACCATTATTACGACAGTGACAAGTGCGAGGTCAACTGCAATTGACGGAACTGTCGATAATGTTGGGTTATCTCTGGGTGTGAATGTTACTGACGGGATCATTTATCAGAATGGGCATTTCAATTATGTTGCTCCGCAGTTAATTATAGCATCTAAATACACACCTAATCCTGATAACATATCTATCGGTTTTAATATTGAAGAAACTATTATTGATTCTGCATTAGATACAACACTGCTCGATAATGCTCAAGGATTTAACAACCAGAATGCTCCAGGTGCTGATCGTTTAAAATTAGAACCTAAACTCGCAGTATACACAACAACAACACGACCCGCAGATTTCTTCGCATTGTTAAGAATCGAAAAGGGTGAAACTGTTTTCGTTCGTGGTGAAACACAATTTAATTCCATTAAACAAGAACTTGCAAAACGAACTTTCGATGAAGCAGGTAACTATGTTGTAAGTGGGTTCAATGTAACTACAGAAAAAGACGAAAGCGATGGAAAATTTTATGCAGTAGTGGGTCCAGGTAAAGCATATGCATTCGGTTATGAGGTTAATACACAAGGTAACCAAAGATTAGAAATCGAACCATCAACAGTGACAAATACAAAAACTGCTCAATCAACGGGTGTCGCTTACGGCGCATATCTTACAGTTGATGTGTCAGGTGGGTCGCCAATATTCGAAGATTTTAATTTTAAAGAAAGATATTCACTGTTTGCATCCGAGGTGATACCTGGGCCAGGTGCGACCAATAGTTATATTGGAGAATGTTCTATTCGAAATATAGAACCTATTGGCGGCAACAAAGCAAGAATTTACATTTATGGCGTAACCAAAGACCGAAATATAAATACAGCTGGTGGTGTTCCTGCAAAAAATGCCACAATTGCATATATTGCTAGTGCTGATGCATCGCAACCCACTCCTGTTGTTGCAACATCAGGAATCAGCAATGTGAGTTCTGCAAATACAGCGGCAATGATATTTAAATGTGGTCGTGGCGCAATGAAAAGCACATCAGATGTTGTGTTCACGAAAAAAGAAATTAAATCATATGATGACAATGATTTTTTAAATACAACCACTACCCCCGTAGTAGAGATAGACGAAACAGTCAATGGGACAATAACAAAAACACCTGTATTCAATTCTTCACTTCCTAGCGGTGGCATTTTTGGCGTAACAACCACAAATACATATGTCGAAGCAGACAGTGTTTCAATTCTTGACGGCACAAACAACATAGAAGTTACTTTCCCTAGTGGTAAGGCAATCAAACATATCTATTACAATGTAAGAGTTGCAGGCACTGCACACGATACACTAGAAGACATTTCTTCATGGGTGTCAACATCATATGACAAGATTCCTAATTATGCTAGTTTAGGTTTGCCTAATTGTGTGAAATTGAACAAAGTTGAATACGAACAATCACCAAATAATTGGGTTGATATAACAGACAAATTCATGCTTGTTAAGAATGATAAAGACGGTTATTACGGCGTATCATATCTAAGAATAAAGCAAGGCAAAAGAATGCCTACAGATCAACTTACAACTGCAATACGGGTGAATGTTGTCGCATTAAGAAGAACAGTAAATGGCGGATACCTAACACCTAACAGTTACGCTAATGTTAATAATTCCGCTGATTATGTTAAACCTTATGCTGCTAGAGATGGAGATGTTTACAATCTATTAAACTGTTTTGATTTCAGAGGATACGCTGACATCACAACACAATACTTTACATCTCCCGGCAATGCTGCTCCTGTAACAATTCAACCTTTACAGTTTGATCCTGATAGATCGCCACCTTCTATTGTCACTAACAGTAAGATAACTGCAACACAAGAATATTATTTAGGTCGAATTGATAAGTTAGCAATTGACAAATCACAAAGTTTTGTTTTAGTTAAAGGTCAACCTGCTGATAATCCAGGTAAGGTCGGGAATGCATCGATATTCGGAATCGCCGATATTCATGTTCCTGGAACAAATTTATCTAAGCAAAACGCTAATGCTATTGCAGTTGAGCGAAACACAACTCGCAATTATACAATGCGTGATATTGAAAAGCTTGACAGAAAAGTCAATATTGCAACGGAAGCATTAAGTTTATCTTTGCTTGAACAGTCAGCAAGAGATAAATTTATTCCTGATGCAAACGGTAATAATAGATTCAAGAACGGAATTCTAGCCGAACAATTTAAAAATCATATGATTGCAGATTTATCTGATAGTGAGTATAGGGCGTCTATTCATCCCGCAAGAAGATTTTGCGCTCCTGCTATTGAACAAATTCCAATTGATTTAAAAATAGACACATCTTCAAATGCTACAACATTTGATGATATTACAACGCTTTCTTCCGTTGAAAGCGAAACGCTGTTGTTCCAGGAGAATGCTACAACATTTAGAAACCTGGCGTCAAACTTCTATAAGTTCAATGGTGATATGCAACTTGCGCCTCAATTCGATGCTTCATATGATGTTCATAAGAACCCTGATGTGAATGTTACTATTGATATAGGGACTCCGATTGTTGATTTCATGGATAATTTGCAGCAATTTATGCCTCTCACGCAAGATGTACTTTTAGGCACTCAACAAATAAGTCAAGAATTAGAACAGATTAGTTCAAAGGGTTACAACCAGATTACAACATTCCAGGACACATTTTTAAGTCAATCCTTAAATGTTAATACATATAATGAATCTCTTGATTTGGGAACATTTGTGACTGACTTTTCTTTCCAGCCCTTCATGAGTGCAAAGGCGATTAAAATATATTGTGTCGGGTTAAGGCCAAATACAAGACATTATTTCTATTTTGACGGAAAGCCTATAAACAATCACACTTCACCGGGCGGTGTTTATGCAGACGATATTGTGTCGGGTAATAATGGAAGAAGCATTAAAGCAAGTGATGTTTATCGAGCAGGCGCAAAAGGAACTGCAGTTAAAACAGACGAGTTCGGAAAATTGTTTGCTGTATTTGATTTGCCACCAGGTGCATTTCATGTAGGTGATGCAGATTTAATCATTTCAGATTCAGATCAATTTGAAAGCATTGAATCTGCAGGGACTTCATTTGGTCGATCAACATATCATGCATACAGTTTTGCAATAAGCACAACGACTATTGGCATGGATGTTCGAACTGCTGATACAGAAATTGAATCAGAAATTTTCTTGGTTGATAGAGAGATTGTACAATATCTTCACTTTGATCCTTTGGCGCAAACTTTCCTTGTTGATCCATCGACAGCAGAGGGATCGTCCTACATGTTCACTGATAAGATTGATCTGTGGTTCAAGCGCAAATCTCCTAGTGATAGAAAGAACGGCATTACTGCACAAATTCGACAAGTTGAAAACGGGTACCCGACAGGAAAAGTTTTACCGTTTGCCAGCAAACATATAGATTGGGATCTGATCAATGTATCTGATGATGCTACAGCTGCAACGACAGTTGAGTTTGATAATCCGATCAGAGTTGAAGTCGGAAAAGAATATGCGATTGTGTTGATTCCAGATGCAACAGATCCCGATTACCTTATCTATACTGCTAAAGTCGGCGAATCGCTTATCACTGATGATAGCATTAGGGTTGCAACCGACTGGGGTATGGGTATGTTGTTCACATCAACGAACAACAGAGCATGGACAGCATATCAAAACGAAGACATTAAATTCCACATTTACAAGAAAGTGTTTTCTACAGATGTTGCAACTGTTGACCTTGTGCCTAATGATTTGGAATTCTTTACTATCTCTGAAACATTTGGTGAATTTATTAATGACGAGATTGCATATGTAACAGCAGGTAGCGTAGGATCTACTATACAATTTAATGGTGATATACTTTCAAATAGAAAATTGACTGTAACAGGGTTGACCACAGAACAGACAACAGATTTCCAGTCATTTATGAATGCGGGTAGTTTAGTTATCATTAATCAAGCTGCAGGAAGAACGCATGTCAGCGTAATTGATACTATATCAACCGCAGGACTTGGGTCGACTGCAGTACACACAATTAAATTAGTTGATGCTCCGCCTGAAGAGTTTAGTTTAGGCGCTTGTACAATCACTCAGGGCATTGGGGGTAAGGTTATTAGCTTCAATCCTATACAAGGTGATAAGCTTGTGATTAAAGAAAGCACATCTTCACTGTCAACAAAATATTTGACTGGCGGCCAACAAGTAATTACAGGTGCGCAATCAGGTGCAACAGCGAAAATTGAAACAATATACGATTCTCCGATATCTTATGTTCAACCTTTCTTGATGCAACAAAACACTTTGAGAACATCAACAAAGTTAGAGTTGTCTAAAAACACATCATCATATGATGACAGTTTAGGATTAGCGAGTTCAAGTCGAGACATTGGTTTGGGAAGATCAACATATTTGACAGCGGGACAAAGATCTATTCCATCTAAGCAAAATATCATCGAGGACACAAATAAAAATGAAGTAGACAGATTGCGCTTTAGATTAACACTTGATAACAATAACTTTAGGTTTGTGTCACCCACAGTTGATAATGCTATTGCAATGGTGCAAACATATAATTACTCAATGTCAAATGTAGAGGACAATACTTCGCAATACTTATCAAAACCTGTCGTATTACAGCCGGATCATCCTGCACAAGGATTAAAGGTTATAATGGCAGCGTTTAGACCTGAAGGTTGTGTTATTGATGTGCAAGCAAGATTTTTATTGCCGACAGATCCTGATGATTACACTGACTGGATTTCTTTGACAAATGAATCGCCTGAGATGTTCTCTTCATCTGCTGATATTGAAGATTATCGTGAATTTGATTATACATTTGATGAGGAGGCTTTCCTTGCAGATACTCAGTTAGATTCTAGTGATTTTGATGCATTCCAAATTAAGATAGTAATGAAGCATGAAACTGAAGAACAAGGATCAGATGTATTCCCGCATATTTACGATTATAGAGCGATAGCATTGACATAATGGAAAATAATAATTTTATAAGGACTGGCACTTCTGCATTAGTTAATACTGATACTGCATCATATCACAGTGCCAGAATGCGGAATAAAAAACAAGCGGAGTTTGACCGACTACTACAAAAAGTTGATAAGTTAGAACAATGTGTTGAGAATTTAAAATCCAGAATAAAAGAGATCGAAAACAATGGCAATAGATAATATTAATCAAATAACACCTGCTATGACCTTCCAGCAATGGTGGGAAACTACGAATACTGTAATTTCAAGCTTAGAAAATGTTGTCACGATGGGTTCTGGGCAAAATAATGATGACGACATAATAACTACAGGTAAATTGCATACGACAGATGAGGTTGATGGGGTTGTAACTAATGTGCTAACGCCTTTAAACTTCGGCGACACATTGCAACTTAAATATAATAATGTAACCTTTAATCAGAAACAGACAATTTATGTGCCAGCTGAAGGGTTAAGTAATACAATTCAATTTGTGAGAGGAACAGATGCTAGTGTTCCACAAAATAATACATGGGCAATGGGTCCAGTGCATGCTCCTGGTAGCAACATCTCTAATCATGCAGATTTTCAAATAACAGGTAAAAGTGATACTGGCGACAGCGATGCTTTGTTCACATTTAGAAGATCAACAGGCACAGATAAAGGTGTCTTGACCGGAACAAATGTTGTGATCGATGACGCAATTTTGCCTGCAGAGATATCTAGTACCTGTGCGACTTCAAACAGATTTGTCGCTGCTCCTTTAGTGAAGTTTACTGGTGATACAGCAGGACAATTTTATATTCAAGGGGAGTTACAGGAAATCGAGGCTAATATTGCTGTAGATTTTTCAAGTGTTGCTGGCGTCAAATCACTTACAGCAGGTACTGGAATAGCGTTTATAGGTCCTGGAGTTGATGATGTTGCTACGCCAGGAAAGGTGTTAGATGGATCAGCTGCCACAGATGACACAGCAACAATTGTTCACGGCGATACTTCAAGTGTTTCAAACACTTCTAATACAGGTTTATCTGTAATTCAAAACATAGAGTTTGACGAGTTTGGTCATGTCACAGCAGCAACAGCAAAGGGCCTTGGGGCAGAATTTGTGAAATTGGCGCCGAGTGTAGCAGGATCACGAAGTGTCGTTGGTGGAGCAGGTATTGCTGTCGGTAAAAATGTAAAAATTAGTTTTCGATCTTCTGATGGTGATGAAGAAGGTTCTGAAGGATTTATTGAATCACGAGATCACGGATTAACTATTCAGGCAACACAGAGTCCCACCGCAGGTGAAGGTGGTGAGATACGATTAAGGGCAACTGACAGTGTATTCATTCAAGGGCTACCTGATAATACTGATAATGTTGAAACCTTATTCGAATTTGATATTGAGGAAGGTAATTTTATTGCCTCAGGTGATATTACTGCTTATTATAGTTTTTCAGACAGGACATTAAAAGAAAATATTGAACCTATTACTGATGCTCTTGATAAAGTCAATTCTATTAACGGATATACTTTCAACTATATTGATGCGCCAGAAAAAGGAAGAGTTCCTGGGGTAATCGCTCAAGAATTAGAACAGGTATTACCTGAAGCAGTATATGATACTGGTAACGGCACTAAAGCGGTTCGATACGATAATACAATTGCATTACTTGTTGAGGCGATTAAAGAATTGAAACAACAGGTTGATGAACTTAAAGGTAAATAAAAGGACCTGTAATGCCGATTAAAAAATATAAGGATCTTGATTTAGACGGGCGTGCTGATTCATCATTATCGCTTACTGAAATCAGAGCAGAATTTGGGCAAGACAGCGATCCATCTTTAGGTGATTATTTTCTTAATGAAGGATTTGTGTACGCCAAAGACTTTGATGTCGGGTTTAATGGTGCTTATGAAAGTCAAATATATGCAAACACTGAAGAGCAAGACAATGTTCAAGGAATGCGACTATTTGTTAAGCAAGGGTTTGATATATTTGTCCCAGGATTGGCACCGGGTCAAAGATATATTCATCAGGCAGGTGCAGAATTAACACAATATGAATTGGAAAGTGTCCCATTTGCAAATGTTGCTGATGCTGATATTTACAGAGTCAAATTCCGCTCTACTGAAAATTTACACATTCCTACGAAAGGATCTCCTACTGGTATTTCATTTTCTGATCTTTACAATGCACAGAAAACTACAGTTCAAACTAAAAGACTCGTAGTATATTTAGATGAGTCATCATTCACTCGAAAGCGATATGATACACATCCGCTAGATTATTATCCTTGTGTAACTTCTGATCAGGCGCTTTCCAATAAAGCATTTTATCAAGATTTTCCGTCTAGAGTTGAAAAGATAACATTTGTTATTCCGGCAAAGGTGACACTATACTCAAATAATACATCAAAACCTGCTCTGCATATTAAAAATATAAATCCTAATACTGAAATTGAAGTTATTGTACAAGGAAGGATCATAGGTGCTGGCGGTAACGGCGGCAAGGCCACTACATCGAGAACTGATACTAATAGGAACGGCAAAGACGGCGGCCCAGGGTTAGTGATTGATCACGCAGGAAAGGCATATGTGACATTCTCTAAAGTCCGGGGGAATAGAATATTTATCGCTGGTGGCGGTGGCGGCGGCGCTGCAGGATGGGTTGAAACAAACAGAAAGCAAACTGATTCGATAACTCCTAGTCTCGATCAAGGAGTTGAAATTTGCGGCGGAGGCGGCGGTGGCGGCGCCGGATATAGTCTTGGAGGTGAAGCTTTAGTAGACAACTTTCGGGTTTCACGAAATATACAATATAATACGATACCTACGAAACCGTGGTCAAGCACATTATCCGTTGGCAAGAACGGCGGATTATCTGGAAATCCGCCTTGGTTTAAGAGCATACCTGTTGAAAGGGGCGGAGCAGATTATGAGACCTATCCGTTTACTGAAGAAACAACTTTACAGTTTTTGAACCGAGTTAAAAATTTCTATAATAATGAATTTGACGATCAGTTTGAGGTCCGAGAAGATTATTACAGCACCAGATACACACCAAAACCGGAAAATACAGGTAGAACTAAAATTAAGAGTTGGGGGTGCTATGCTAGCAGGTTTACTTATCAGCAAGTAGTTGATGGCATAAGGACAATGGACATTACTTCTCGGCGAGGTGGAGGTGCTGGAGGGAACTGTTGGTATGGGTTATATGTCAGCCCGGGTTGGATAATGTTACCGTATACTAAACCAGATTATATTAATGAAATTGACGAGCGATATAATGGTACAGCACCAGACTTCATTGATCAAGTTCCCGCAGGGTTTACTAACGGATGGATTATAGGGCACATAGACGGACAGGCTGATGGATGGTACGCTGTCGTTCAAGATGGACAAATCATAATTTCTGATAGAGTTGCAAATGTTAGAAATGTTACCTCTGTTTCGATGATTCCCATGCATATGGTATATACCAGCACGAATGTCTACTTCAAGGATATTGAAGTTATAGTGCATCGTAAATACAATACAAGTAAGTGGTGGAACACGGGTCGCTTTTCTAACAAATCACGAGAAGTTATATATGAGCGAGTTGAATTTGAGGGTGAATCAATATACAAATACCCTCCTGCGCCATCTTATACTAAAAACCAAAGTAACTGGGACGACTCT